CGTGAGTGCCTGACTCGCTTCTTCGACTTTGCCTTTGACTTGGGAAATTTCATCGTTATCATGTTCTTTCTGATCATGATAGCTTTGATCTTTCACAATGATTGGGCGCCCCTTATTTCCCAATAAGGGGGCCGTGGCCTTATTATCTAGAAGGCCTTGGAGAAACTAGCGTGACTCGGAATGGTCTACCTAATAACTAGGAGGTTCCATGAAAAGTCCGATAGCTCTCTTATTATGTCTCCTGATTGATTTTGGGAGACTTAATCCTGGTGTGAAAGGCCTCAAGCGTGATAAAGAAACGCTTGAGAAAAGGTTCGAAAACGAGGGTCTTGGTTTCCTAACCAAGGCCTTACCGGCTTTTGCAGACGCCCTTCTCTTGGGGTTATCTACAGGCCAGTTCACCTGTCCCGATGGGTTCAAAAGACCCAAAGGGAGGTCAATCCCATGTTTGTTTATGGGTATGACCTGTGAGGTTTTCGATCCGTTCACCGGAATCCTTGTAGAATCACCAGACGTTGGTGTACTCAAGTGCCTCTACGGCATATTGAAGTTCTACAAGAAAGCTCAAGTATCTGCAGAAGATGAGGAATTTCTTCATCAGAAGGCGGTGAACGAGTTTTACCAGTGTGATGAGCATGCAAGTAGGGTTTTAATACCCGACAGGCATGACCATCTCATTGGTCGTGTTTGTAAGATACTACTCAACACCCTCAACTCAAAGGATATTGAATATGGTAAATACAAACACGGTCCCGGTGCCGTATACGAAGGCTATAGAGCGAACGAAAAGTGGATCGCTCTACACGAAGGCGTCTCGAGAGGCGCTAACGTGCTTCATGAGTATGGAATCTGGGGGCCAAGTAATGGTATACTTTACCCCCGAAAACCGTACTCGTGTCCTCGAGTTAGTCAAGAAAGCATCACTGCTTTGGAGACGAAACTGGATGGACATAGATCTCCTACCGCCAGGCTCCCGAGGAGGGAGAATGGTAGCAGTCAAGAGGGCAAAAGAAGCCCTCGAGGTGCTAGTAATCGGAGGATATCTAAGGAGAGTACCTTCGTATTTGGAGCTTCTAGAGGAATCGCAAGACTGATTTCCGTTGCGAAGAATTCTACTTCGCGCAGGACTATTACCGTTGAG